TAATCTAGCTATGGGAATTATAAATAGAATTAGAAAAAGAATAGATAAAAATTGGAAACCTAAAACTAATGAAGGAAGTTTACATAGACACTTTGATATAGATTCAGTCGACATGTCTTCTGGTGAGTGGTTAATATTAAGTAGAACAAGATATATGCTTAAAGAAATTGAAGACTCTTTATATAGAAAAGGTTTGTACTATGAAAATAAATATAAAAGAAATTATGAAAAAGATATGCAAGAAGCAGTGACTGATTGGGAGCATTTAAGACAAGGACAATTAATGTCTTATAAACAAATTGAAAAGATTTATAGTTACATGAATCCTGAACATGCAGACAAGAATAAATTAAAAGGAATGGTGAAAGAATCATTCTATGGAATTGACGCATTGACCAAGGACCACGGATTAAAAACTAACAAAGTTTGGTTTGAAGCGTTTAACGATGCTGGTCAACAAAGAATAAATTACTTAAGAAAAATGAGAGCTAATGGTGAGAAGTTAAATAAAGCACCAAGAATAAAATTGTCAACAATACATGGAGCTAAAGGTGGAGAAGCACAAAATGTTGTTCTCTTAACAGATCAAACGAGAACAACAATGAATACATATGAAAAGAATCCGGATGATGAGAATAGGTTATTTTATGTAGGTGCAACAAGAACAAAAGAAAATTTACATATCATTGAACCTAAACAACCTAACAAAGGATTTATACTATGAGTGATGAGATATATAAAAAACAGGTAGGTGGGACTCACTATAAATCTATGGCGATTCAACCTTCAGAGTTTATTAATAGAAATAATATTCCGTTTGCAGAAGGCAACGCAATTAAATATTTGTGTCGTCACAAACAGAAAAATCAAAAAGAAGATTTGTTAAAAGCAAAACATTATATTGACATGGCTATTGATAGAGACTATCCTGAAGAAGTGAAAGAAGAAATAAAAGAAACAAAAAATTCATGGGGTATGATTAAATGATACAAGCACCCTTATTTAAACCACAAACAGAGTGGTTACCACCAGAAGAATTTCCAGATTTATCTAAACACGATGAGATTGCAATAGACTTAGAAACAAAAGATCCAGATTTAATTAAGATGGGATCAGGTGCCGTATCTAAAAACGGTGATGTTGTTGGTATTGCTGTTGCAGTTAAAGATTGGTCTGGCTATTATCCAATTGCTCACGAAGGTGGTGGTAATATGGATAGAGTTAAAGTTTTAAAATGGTTTCAAGGTGTACTATCAACGCCTGCAAGAAAAATTTTTCACAACGCCATGTATGACGTGTGTTGGATAAGAGCGCTCGGTTTAAGTGTTAACGGTCAAATTGTGGACACGATGATTGCATCGGCCTTGGTTGATGAAAATCAAATGCGTTATGACTTAAACAACTGCAGTAAAAGATACACTGGTAAAACAAAAAATGAAACAGAATTATATCAAGCTGCACGTGATTGGGGTGTTGACGCCAAGGCAGAAATGTATAAACTACCTGCCATTTATGTTGGCGCTTATGCAGAAAAAGATGCCGAGATAACTTTTGAGTTGTGGCAAGAACTAAAAAAAGAAATTATTAATCAAGATTTAAATTCTATTTTTCAATTAGAGACAGAACTTTTTCCTTGCCTCGTTGATATGCGATTCTTAGGAGTTCGAGTAGACGTTGAAAGCGCTCACAAATTAAAAGAAGAATTAGTTGAAGAAGAAAAAGAATTATTATTAGAAGTAAAAAAACAAACATCAGTAGATGTTCAAATATGGGCGGCAAGGAGTATTGCCCAAGTTTTTCAAAAACTCGACCTACCATTTGACCGCACCGATAAAACCAATTCTCCATCATTTACTAAAAACTTTTTACAGAATCACGCCCACCCACTCGTGAAACGAATTGCCCGAGCCCGTGAAATAAATAAGGCTCATACCACATTTATTGATACCATATTAAAACATAATCATAAAGGGAGAATACATGCTGAAATCAACCAATTAAGGTCAGATAATGGCGGAACTGTGACCGGAAGATTTAGTTATTCAAACCCTAATTTACAGCAAATTCCAGCTAGAAATAAGGAACTTGGACCACGGATTAGGTCATTATTTATACCCGAGGAAGGCCATACATGGGGTTGTTTTGACTATTCTCAGCAAGAGCCTAGGTTGGTAGTGCATTATGCTGCTTTACAGAATCTCTATGGAGTGAACGAAGTATTGGACTCGTATAATGAGGGCGATGCCGACTTTCATACTATCGTTGCAGACATGGCAGAGATACCTAGAACTCAGGCCAAGACTATAAATCTTGGTCTGTTCTATGGTATGGGTAAAAATAAATTACAAGCTGAACTTGGAGTAAGTAAAGAAAAAGCTGAAGATCTTTTTAGACAATACCACAACAAAGTTCCATTTGTTAAACAACTGATGGACAATGTAATGTATAGAGCCCAAGACTCTGGTAAGATTAGAACTTTACTTGGAAGACTTTGTAGGTTTCATCTATGGGAACCAAATCAGTTTGGAATCCATAAGGCATTGCCTCATGATGAAGCGCTCAGGGAACACGGACCAGGGATCAAGCGAGCTTACACATACAAAGCTTTAAACAAATTGATTCAAGGTAGTGCGGCAGACATGACAAAGAAAGCAATGTTAGAATTATATAAAGAAGGAATTGTTCCACACATACAAGTACATGATGAATTAGATATCTCTGTCAACAACAATTCGGACAAAATAAAAGAGATAATGGAGAGTGCAGTTTCTCTTGAAGTTCCTAATAAAGTAGACTATGAATCTGGACCAAATTGGGGTACAATAAAATAAAAATAAAAGAGGAGTATATTATGGAAAAAGTAAAACAATTATGGGCACTAGCCGTAGCTAATAAAAAAATAGCTATTGGTGTAGTTGTTGCTATTATTATAATAATCAGCCTAGTAAACTAATTTATGCATGGCTTATCTCAACGCAAACATACCAGTTACTTATGCGCAGATAAGAAGAGAATACCTTTATGATCTTGAAGACCATCATGGAGAAGTGGAAGACTGTATTATTTTTGGGTTGGCGTCTATTACAGGACGTCCAATTCTTTTTCATGCTATTATGGAAAACGGTGCTGTCTTTTATCGTCTCCCCATTTCAGCCTTTATTCAACGAGGATTTAAACCGAGTGAAGTTCCTAAAAAAAGGTTGGACGAGTTGGAGTTATGGAATTGCTTTAGTTATTATCCTGCTGTTACTAGTTTTGATATTTTAGATGGACAGTGTGGAAAATACTTTGGTAAAGATAAAAAATTACATCCAGGAAAATATCTTTTTACTGTTGACTGGGCACATCCAGAGAGTAATATAGTAGACACAGATCATTCTGAAATTTCGCACGAACATAAGTGCGCTCATATACTTGCCTTGGATGATGGCAACTATGCGGCACAGCCAAACAATCGTATACTTTGGGACATCCCATCATTTACAGTCAAGAATGAAACTCCTGACTGGAAAGTACAAACAAGTGATTGGAATGTTGAAGATACCGGTAAGTGGAAAACGGAAGATACCGATAAATTCTTTTACAATATTGAGGAAAAAAATGACGACTGAACGTTGGTGTAAAAAATGTAATAAAATGTGCCACTGTCCTAATGCAGAAGGTGAATGTACTAACTGTGATTGTAATAGTAGAGCAGAAGATAAAAGTTTTGAAAACGAGGGTGGCCTTGTAATTGACGACACGGGAGAATGTGAAAGTTGTCAATAAGGAATAATAAATGAATTTAGTAGATCTTTTAAAAAAAAATATAGTAATGGTACCGATTGTTGCATCACTAGTTGTTGGAACATTTACAGGGGTTCGTTATATTGTTAATCTTACCGACACTATTGATTCTAATGAACAAAGACTTACAAACATTGAAAGAGATTTAACTCAATTAACAAAAAATATTACAGATATTAATACAAGATTATCTTCTGCTGAAGCTACATGGCAAATGGCAGAAAATTTATATAGACAATTAGCAGATCAAGTCAGAGAACATGACTATGATATTAAAGATTTAAATAGATAGGATTTATGACCCATGGAGATTGCCAGGATGGATTACAGATTTACAGCGATACTTATCTTAATGTTAACTGCGTTAGCTTTCTTGGCAGAACCTGCGTATCCTAGAAATGAGTATCTCAATGACGGTACTAATACTTGTAGTACTGGTTCTTTTGACATATCAGTCGAACAAAGGGATTACGAAAGTAGGTATAGACACTATGATCCTACTAACAATTATAATAGCCCTAGTGATGATCAATCAATAAGATTTACATGGAGAAAGTATTTAGGTTCAGCCTGCACAGAAGAATTTAGAAAAGTCCAAACAGAAAATGTACAGTTAAAACAACAGTTAGAGCTGATGAAAATGTGTGGAAAAGTTAACAATAATCCCACTATTCAGCGTAATGAGAACTTCGCATTGCTAGTTTCAAAGTGTTCTGGTATAATCATACCGGAAAATAAGAAGCCCGAAGGTAGCCATTGGGACGATCTAAAAGATCAATATAAAAAAGATAATCCTGATATTAAACTGATGGGCGATAAATTTATAGGACCAAAACAATGATGGAAAAAATTTTAACTCTTTTAGTTGGGCTCCTAATTGCATTAGGAGGATGGTCTTTATCTAGAACATTTGAACTTTCTACAACTCAAGCAGTACTTGAAAATCAAATTGATCAATTAGAATTTAGAGTACAAATGTTAGATGAGAAGATGGACAAGATGATGGACTCTGACGAAGAGATTATGGAACAACACGAAGAATTATTTAAAAAATTACAACAAGGAAACACGGGGTATAGTTATAACTAATGAGTAAACCTTTAAAAATTTCTGAAGAAGCAGCCGTGCAAATGCCTATGAAGACGGTAGCCTCGTTGATCGCGATGGTGGCGATTGGGACCTGGGCTTACTTCGGTATCATTGAGACGCAAAACAAAATTTCTACAACACTAGAGCTGATGGAAAAAGATTTAACCGAGAATACAGAGTTTAGAATCAAATGGCCTCGGGGTCAACTTGGTTCATTGCCCGCCGATTCTGAGCAGTTCATGATGATTGAGGATCTTTATAAGACCACGGACAAGTTAAACAAACACATAGAATCTATGGCATTAAACAAAGTCAACATAGAATTTTTAACAAAACAAATGGACAAAGTTTTAACTGATATAGAAAAATTAAAAGACGCATCTAGAGAAATGAAATATACAAATGGAGGTCATCAATGATCGAAACGGTGGTCGCCCTAATTATGTTCATAGGAGCAGAAATTAAGGAGCACAGAATACAGCCAGATGGAATGGCCCAATGCCTTCGCGGGAAGCGCCACGCGGAGAGACAGTACACTCCAAATGTAACTTACAAATGCATTAAAAGTAAAGCTGAGACTGAAATTTACATGGGTGAAAAGTCTATTAAAAAGTTAATCCTTGAATAAAAAAGCATACGCATTTTTCCTTAAAAAGAATAGACCTAGAAACAGAGTCGCACAACAATTAAGTGATGGACGTTATCAACCACGTGTGGTAAAGTCTAAAAAAGTTTATGACAGAAAAAAAATTTCTAAAATTCAACGCGGAAGTAGTGACGGGGAAATGTCCGACGTGTGAGATGGATACTATGTTAGTATCTATTACACCAGATTTTTATAGATGTATAACTTGTGGTAGTGATTTAAGACAACATATTAATGGGAAAATAAGTTATATCCCTGCAGTTACAGCAGGTGATAAAATAGAGTTAGTAACAAGGGATAAATAAAAGGAGAAACAAATGGCAAAACCAGGACTATATGCAAACATTCACGCAAAGCGTGCAAGAATTAAAGCGGGCTCGGGTGAAAAAATGAGAAAAGTAGGAGCAAAAGGTGCACCTACTGCAAAACAATTTAGAAGAGCAGCCAAAACGGCTAAGAAAAAATAATGGCTAAAACAGCAGCATGGCAACGTAAGGCAGGAAAGAATCCTTCTGGTGGTTTAAATAAAAAAGGTAGAGCTAGTTATAAAAGACAGACTGGTGGAACTTTAAAAGCACCAAGTAAAAAAGTAGGCAATCCAAGAAGAGCTAGTTTCTGTGCACGTATGACGGGAATGAAAAAGAAATTAACTTCTGCAAAAACAGCAAGAGATCCTAACAGTAGAATAAACAAATCCCTTCGAGCTTGGAATTGTTAAATGGCTAAAAAGTCTCAATTCGG